CAGTACGCCTCCTTATATGCTTTCTGGATCTTAGGGATCTGTATAGCCATCCAGTCTATCATCTCCTCATTTTTAGCCCAACACTTGCTACCGTAAGCATTTTGCCATAAACCACTCTCATAGAGAAAAGCGTGTACTATCTCATGGCGGAGTACCTTTTTCTGATAAGCTACCAGATCCTTTACACTCTCCGCACTCTGCTTATAGTTAAAAATAAGGATCTCCTTTACACTAGGATCACACCATCCATCCGCCTCTCTATCGTATCTGTAATCATCCTCATCTATGATACGGATACTGTATCTGGTTCCTAAGATATGTACCTCACTATTAAAAGCTCTGTGAGGCTGTGTACTGCCTGTACTCTCAATATCATCTAAAGATACTGTTATCTCCAGCCCTGTATCACAGAGCTTTACTGTGGCTGTACCCTTTTCGATACTATACCCTGTTACCTCTCCTACCATCTGCTTATATGCCTTAAGATATACAATCTCTCCAGTAATATCTCTGGTTATATCTCCACTTACTACCTGCATTACTCTTTATCCTCCTTTTGTCTGTTCTCCAGCTCTAAGCTACTGTTATGGCTTGCCACACAAAGGCTCATCATAACCACGCCTAATCCTGCACCTGCTATAAAGCATCCAATCCCTACTAAGATAATCATATAATCCCTCCTAACTTAAAAGGAGAGCCTTTTACAGCTCTCCCTCCCTAACCTCTACCTTTATTCGATTGTTACCCACTCCATAGGCTCCAGATCATCAAATACCACAGGTACTCTCTCTCTAAGCTCCTTTAAAAGCGGTACTGCTACCTCTAACATCTGTGGATGAGGCTTTCCTGTAGATCCGCAAGCTCTAAGGCTTAAGAAGTGCCTCCACTCTCTAAGGTTAGCTGTCATTACTACCTCTGTTTTGAGGCTGTTAGGTAATACAGATCTTGCCTCCTGCGGAGTTCTTCCCTCACTAATCAGATAGTTATAGGTTTTCTCTGCTCTCATACAACTTTCTACCCAGTTATCCATCTCTGGAGTATCCTCCTCAAAGAATACAGGGCGGATAAAAGCTACATCTCCACTCTTATTGTAATTACAGTATCTTGTACTCTCCTGTGCATAGCTGGCTACTCTGTGGCGTACAATCTCATGGGATACACCTCTATCACAGATAAACTTTACACTAAAAGAGTAATGCTCCAGCATTGCCATGTGATTACTCTTAATGAGAGCTCTTACCATCTTCTCAGCGGATCCCTCTGTGATCTTATCCTCACTCTTATAACATACTCTGGCTACTCTCTCGATCTTCTTTAAAATTTCCTCCTCATTGAGGGTATCTAAGATCTCATATCCTGCATCTACGATTTTCATATATACCCTCCTTACAGCACCATAGCTAAGCGATCCTTAAGCTCTCGCTCAATGTAATCTCTTACCTCCAGCGGATTAACATTACCTGTAATATGTACCTCTGTATATCCGTTTCCCTCTTTGATCTCCTCCAGCTCTACTCCTGCCATGCCAGAGATAATATCTTTAAGGGTTTTATCTACAATCTCGGAGATCTCCTCATCGGTCTTACCATTTCTCTTACCTGTAAGCTCGATATGTCCTACAGATCCCATAAACAAGCCATTTAACATAGCATCCAGAAAATCCTCATGTTTAGGCTTGTCTTTCATACCGCATTTACAGTTAGGATGTACTGGAGGCTCTTTTCTTCTAGCTCCATCGATAGCATCAATCTCAAACTGGATAAACTCCTGTGCTTTCTTAAGATCCTGTACAATATCATCCTTATGCCCTGCTCTGGAGATGTACTTTACAGCACTCCCTAAGTTGAAATTTAAGCCCCACGCTCTGATTACATCCTTAGGCTGTGGGTTCAATCTGTTATAGTGTTCTGGGTTAATAGCATTACTCATATTATGCTTACCTCCTTATGTTTGATAAGTAACATAATCATATAAACCTTAAAAAGTTAGATTTATTTACCTTTTTTCTTTTTCTTTGTGCAATTCTTACAAAGGGCTCTGTATTTTCCCTAGAGAAAAACCTTATACCCATTGTGCAATCTGCACTACTTCTTAGCACTTTTCATAAGCTGAGCGATTTCATCTAAGCGATCCTTAGCATCCTGTGAGAGCTCCTGTGTACCGCCACTCTCTACACGCTCCGTAGCCTCTCCCATAAGGAGCATATCCAGCTTAACAAGCCTCTCAAAATCGTTAATATTCTTTACTTTTACCTTGCCCTGTGCAATATCCTTACTAAAATCAGCCATAAGGTTATTGATAAGGATACGGTACTTAGTCCGTACATCTGTTAGCTCCGCTGTGATCTTAGCCTCGTTACTGTTCTGAGCGTTCTCTATATTTCTCTGTGTTACTCTGGCTACCCAGTTAAAAGCCCTGCTCCACCCTGCTACAGTTCTCTCCGTTCTTCCTATGGTTTCTGCTACCGCTCTGAGAGATCTCTTATCTCCTAAGCCATAATACAGCTCAAAGGCTTTCCTCTGGAGCTCATTCTCTTTACTCAATGTATTAGCCACCCTCGATCCGCCTCCTTTCCTTGCTCTTTGTGTATTGGAGGGAATTTCTACAGTTTTACTTACATTCCTGTTGTTATCCGTTAATTCCCTTTATTTTCTTCCTATCTATCTTTCTTACTATGTTTTCTTTTATAGTACTGAAATTAGTTTTTCTTTTTCTTTGTGTTATTACATTAACTACTCTTATAAGTTTCTTTAGTATTATTGCTTTATTTAAGCCTCTTTTCCGCCCTCCTCCGCCTTTTCCTCATTTCATAGGAATTTCAGTAAGGAGAATGAAATTAAATAGAGCCACCTCTTACAGTAGCTCTTTCTCTCTTATATGAGTTGTTAATACTCTTATGATAGTTTCTTTCTCCGCCAGCTCCGCCTTTACGCCTCTTACCTCTCTGTATACTTCCTCTCGGATCTTATTACAGGTATTTCCATGATCTGTAAGCATCTTGTTATATTTCTGTGTCATTCTGTCTATAACATTCTGATCTACTCCCAGATCTGCCAGATTTCTTATCTCCTCTGCTAAGGTCATTTCTCTTACACCGCTCATAACCACTTTTCCGCCTCTCTTTCTCAGCATCTTCTCCAGCACATCCATGTAAGATGTTTTTGCTATAAGCCTCTCTTTAGTAGCCATGTAATAAAGCCCTCATCTGGAGTACTCTCTACATACTCATTGTATCGGTTACTGAGCATTACCAGCTCATCCTCTGTAATCCTCACGCTGTTGGATCCAAAACGGAGCATAGGGAGAGTAGTTTTCTCCTCTTTCTTCTTTTTCTCCTTAGGTACTTCTTTCTCTGTAAAGATCTCTTTAAGATCTATCTCTGTAAAGCCCATTACCTCTAAGGAATAGTCTACCGCCTGTAACTCAAATAACTCTTTTTTGAGTAACTCATCATCCCAGTTACTTAACTCTGCCAGCTTGTTATCTGCAATACGGTAAGCCTTTACCTGCTCTGGAGTGAGATCATCTCTTACTATGTACGGTACTCTATCCAGCCCTGCTAAGATACTAGCCTCTCTCCTCGTATGCCCTGCGATGATAACCATATCTGCATCTACGATAATCGGATTAGTAAATCCGTACTCCTTAATACTCTCCATAACCTTTTTTACTGCATAATCGTTAATTCTAGGGTTATTCTCATAAGGGATCAGATCCAGCGGATCAGCATAGTTTACTTGTAAATCCTTTTGCTTTTTCTCCATCATTCATTACCTCCATTTCATTATTTTTCATTTTGTATGTAAATTATATGTAGTAATTACATACAGTAGATGGAATTACTTTGCATATAACAAGCCCACTAAACCTCTAAAAATATGCACAAACTGTTAATACTTATCATATTTAACACCAGCCTCCTTACTCTGATTAAGAGATAAACTACTAAATGGTATCTCCATCTCTCTCCTCCTTGCCTCCTGCTTAGGAGTTTCATAAGGTCTATCCTCCTGCTTTTTCTTAAAATTAGATCTATCTAAATAATAAGGATCGTGCTCCCTTAACCATTTATCCGCCTCATCTTCTTCTCTTAGCCACCTACTCA